GACGTTTGCCGAGCCCGAAGATGGCAGCACTTGCCTTCATCGAAGCAGTGACGTTGGTCGCCGCAGTCGAGAAGGTGGCGTTGTAGTTCGAAAGGGCGTTGCCGAACAGGATGCGGTCAGAGTTGGCCGCAGTCCAAGTGTTCTTGTTGCCGGCGGTCGCCGCGTCGAAATTCACCGTGGTGCCTGCGGTGTCAGTGATGACAGCCGAAAGCGCCTTGATGATGTCGTCGCGGACCTTCTCCGATTCCCAGACCTGAAGCATGTCCTTGGCTGCGTTCAGGAGATTGATCTCCGTCTTGTAGCTCTCGGACTTCGGAACGCGGACAGCGTTACGACGCCAGTCGATAGAGATGGGGAAGTTGTAGTTTGTCAACTCCTCTTCCGCACCGTCGAGGATCTCCGAGCCGGTGACGCCCGAGCCCGTGAGACGGCCGATGAAGGGGATGTTGATGGTCTTGCCCGCTTCTTGCTGAAGCTCGTAACGGGTAAGGATGATGCCGCCCTTGTTGAGGTCGGCGTTGCTCATGAACTTCATGAAACGAGAATCGCGGACGTACTCCTGGAAGTACTTCGCGATCCACTTCTGCTTTACGCTAGCAGAAGCAAGAACGACTTCTGACATGGCTTATTGTCCAAATATGCTCGCATATCCGACACCCGGCCCGGTCGGCTCAGACGGAGCCGCGCCACCACCCGCAGACGGGGCGGAAGCGAGGGAACGAGATGGAATGGGAGCGGGTTCAGGTGTGGCGACAGATGCCGCCGGTTGCGTCGTGGGAACGCCCGTCGCTTGCGCGGTTTGCCACGCTAGGAAGGCGTCAATCTGGCTTGCATCGCCCAGCTTATCGAGCGCGCTATGGCGCTGGAATTGCTGAACTGCATAACCCCAGGGGTTGCGTTGGGACAGGACTTCATCCCGGAATGCGGGATTGTTCTGGAAACGAGTGAGAGTCCAATCTCGGGCAGCGTCCACGGTCTCGTTCCCGTGCTTTTCACGGGCCAATTCCTCAGACATGTCGAGACGGGCATTCATGACGGCCATGTTCGCCTGATCGATCTGGAAGCGGTTGAATGCCTCGGGATCTTCGTCAGGATCGGGAGCCTTGGGCGCCTGCTGTTGGCGCTGCAGCTCCTGTATTTGGCGTTCCAGTTCCTTGCGCTTCTCGCGTTCGTCCAACAGCGCCGTGATGGGCGCGTGCCCAGGCGGAATGTCAGGCTTGGCTTCAGCGATTGGAGCTGGCGCGGGTTCGGGCGCTGGGGCCGGTTCGGCTACAGGCGCGGGTTCCGCTGCCACGGGTTCGGGGGTCGCAACCACCTCTTCCACATGTGCGTCGTCATTCGCCTCTTCCGAGGCGTTCAGAAAGTCCAGATTTCCCATTGTATCCCCTGACAGCCTTTGTCGTCGGCTGCTTCACGATGCGCCCGGTCCCCGGCGGCAGGTTGCCACGATACGCTGTGGCTGCGGTTCGCCCGATTACCCGGCGGCGGTCTGAGGCTGGGGCGGAGGTTGTACGGACTCCATCCCAGCAGTAAGCGCGTTCAAGTGCATGTTGCCGGCCTGAACTGCCGTGGCGCCGATCTTCGACGCAGCTTCAGCCTCGTTGCGGACAACTTCACTCTTGGTCTTTTCAACGTCAGCCTGCTTCTGCTGCACCTCAAGCATCTGCTCAGGTGTGGGCGGCTGGCTGGTCATTTCCTTGAGCTGGTCGAGCAATTCCGACTTGTTCGGCAGGCTCGACATCTGGATCAGCAGCGGGAGCGGGATCTGGATCGCATCGGCGCGGGCCAGATCGGCCAGCATCTGGAATTGCTCTTGCTGTAGGTTGGCAGTGTTCGCGACCGTATCGAGCGTGATGTCCACGTCCATTTCGGCAAGCGCGTTCTTATAGCCCAGGATAACGTTCTGCGTGCCGACCATGGGCATACCCGTCTCGGGATGCTGCACGATCGCAGGCACCTGCTGAACAACCGGCTGGTTGATCCCGATATACTCAGGCGCCTTCTGATCATCAGTCACGCGGATATAGTCTTGCGCCTTCCAGAATTGCTTGGCGCGGGTCCAGCACGCCCGATAGACGCGAAGCTCCCATTCTTCGATGCCGCCCATGACGACGGCGCCTTCGGTCATGCCAGCTTGCTGGCGGACCAGCTGCGCACGCCCTGACTGATCCTCTCCCGAACGCCCAAGGATCGCCGGATTGGGCGACATGCGCTCAATTTCCTGGATGGCCAGGTTGAGCAGTTCCATTTGCCCAGTGATCTGCGTATTCAGGTCTGCTGGCTGGAATCCGAATGGGATAACGCCATCGGGACGAGCCGCCTGAACGCGGGCGACATCGGCCGATGCGTCGAAGCCCTCCACTGTGGTCAATAGCTGACGCATGGTGATCAGGTTCAACAGCTTGGCGCGGCGCTTGTTGATCTCGTCCTGTGGACCGCGCATATCGCGCACGATGCCGTAGCGGTTATTCTCGCGATCGATGTAGCACGTCTGGGCTATAATCGGGTTGGTCGGCTTCCCCCGCTCGTCCAGGTATGGCGAAAGCCCCTGCTCGAGAATGCCATTGCCGTAGAAGCGGCAGCGATACCACTTGTTGCCCTCTCGGTGGTAGATCTCGACCACCAGAACACGGCGACGCTTGGGGTCAATCCACGTCACCGCACCATTGACAGGCCTGTCGTTGAACGTGGTCCCCATCGTGACCATCGCGGCATCCATGCCGGACTGAAGCTGACCCTTGAAGTCAGGGTACATGGCCTCAACGTCGTCGGCATACATCCACTTCGCCATGCCCATGTAGCGGGCTTCGTGGAAATCCTGCCGCCGGCTGCGCGGATCGTAGAAGAACTCCTCCCAGCGAATGTGCGTGACCTCAACGCGCCCCTGTTCGTTGGGCTCGACGATTACAGCGCCAGTGCCCTGAACCAGATAGTCCTTTGACACATCAATGCGGGTGTCATTGAACCGCGTTTCATCCGAGATGAAGCGCAGCACCTTGGAAACTACGTCGCTCGAATCCTCATCATCGGGATTGCGGGCATAGGCGCGTGGGCTGGTCTTGCCCTGCTTGAGTACGCCAAGCCACCCCATGACGCCGGGACGCACGCGGTTGAAGATGTTATCAGGCTGCTTTCGCTCGGAAAGTATGCGGCGCTCATCAGCGGTGTACTGATAGCCGTTGTAATAATCGTCGTCGGTCTGGCTCTCGATGCGTGCCTGCTCGGTGACAGTCTGCGCCTCGGTGAACATGCGCTTATACTTGGCAAGATCGCCATCGGGCGTCTGATCGGATGAAGCGGTCACATAACCTTCCATCCGTCTGCACCTCCGTTTTGCTGTGGCCTGTACCGATCAGCGGGGTTGGTCGGCTTGATAGTCGTGGGCACGATCGCCCGATGAACCTGGTCCAGTGCGCGACCGATCAGGCCCGCTACGTCCACTTCGTCGTCATGCTTGCCGGCTGGGAATGACAGAAACTCGCTAATGTCAGCCCCAGGCTCGACGCAGACCATTCCCATGCTCGCCCGCGCCTGAAAGCCGCGAGCCCGCGTTGCCTTGTCGTGGATACTAGGCAGCCATTCCATGCGGCAATGCACCTGACGCTCTCGCATCCGACGCAATAGCATGGGCTTGACGGCCTTTTCGATGACTCCAGCCTCACCAAACCATGCGAGCGGCTTGTGCTTGGCGATCAGGTCAATCTTTCGCTCGATCCATTCATCTGCTGCGGTCTGTCCGCGCCAGCCATCGAGACGGTAAATCTTGTCGTTCTCGTCAATGCCCCAGATGCGGTGCACCGTGTAATCGCCGCCCGCATCGGTGACGGCGTAGTCGCTCGTCCCGTACAGACGTAAATGCTTAGGTTTGTCTGTCCACTCGGGAAGCCAATCGCGCTGAAAGAACGTGCCTTCGTCGGGCTGCGGCTTCTGCTGATAGAGCGCCGACCACTCGCGCGGGCCGATGCTGGCCTTGATGCGGTTGAGAGCCGGAACGTCATACCATTCAGGCCAGAGAGCTTTTCCGCCCTTGTCGATCGCGGGAAGGTCCAGGACCGTCCATTCGCCTCCGTCTTCCTTTGTGCCCTCGCGTTCAAGCAGACGACCGGCCAAATCATCCTCATGCCAGCGCGTCTGAATGACGACGATCGCGCCCCCCGGCATCAACCGCGTGTAAGCTGTGGAACGAAACCAATCGTCCACGATCTGCCGGCGGCGCTCGCTGTCCGCTTCCTCGCGATCCTTGAAGGGATCGTCGATCAGCAACACATGCGCGCCGCGACCAGTAACAGCGGTACCCACACCCGCAGCGACGTAAGCGCCCCCGTGAGACGTGTTCATGCGGTTCGCGGCTCGGCTGTCCTCGCGCAACTCTACATCGCGGAACACGTCATTGAACTCAGGCGATGCAACAAGATTGCGGACATCGCGCCCGAAATCCATTGCAAGGTCGCTGTTATAGCTCGCTGCGATGATCTGCTTGTGCGGGTTCTTGCCGAGATACCATGCCGGAAACTTGCGGCTCGCCAATTCCGATTTGCCGTGGCGAGGCGGCATGAAAATCATCAGGCGGTCAATCTCACCACGCTCTACCTGCTCCAGCGCTCCACAGATAAGTGCATGATGCCCAGCCGCTTGATAGGCCGGGTTTACGTACTCAGTGAACGCTTGCAGCCCGCGCTTTGCGTTTCGCTGCTGGATCAGCGTTTGCGTCCGCTCCAGATCCGCCAGCAATGAAAGGAGCGATTGCCGCGTTGAGGGTTCTAATGCGTTCGACAAGCTGCTCATCCGTCAGCTCTCGCTCATCGTTGAGATTGAGGTTCACATCCTTCGGGAGAAGCGACGCGATCACCTTCAGGTATTGATCAGGCTTCTCGACGCGGACGGTTTCGATTGTCTCAGGTCCATGTTCTTCGAAGCTGGCTTGCAGCGCCTCTACGAATGCTTCACCCAACTTTGACCGCGCGCCCTTAGGCCGGCCTCCACCGATATTGCCGGTTATGAATCGGCCCTTCTCGTCTTTGGCTGGCTTTACGTCGTCCATGCCATAATCTGCCCAGGTTCAACCTCGAAATCATCATACGAATTGGCCGCGATCTTATAGTCTGTCACCGTGGTTGCAGTTGTCCCGGTCGGGCCGAACTTCACATAGATAGCCGTATCGGTCTGAACACGAACGAACCGCGTGCCGCCCTTAAACGCATCGCTTGGCGAAGCGGTCTTTGCCTGCTGCGCATTGAAGGGAACCTTGATGACGGGCTTCTTGCCGTCGAGGCTGCCCATCTCGAATATGTTGATCTGGGCCATTCCTTAACTCCCTGTCAAACTGTTAGCCCTGTGCGGGATCAGCAGGAGGCGTGCCGACTTCGCTCTCCAGCACGGTTACGCGGCTAGAGACGGCGGTCAGATCCGATGCGGTAGCGAATGCACTGGTATCTACGCCGGGCGCAGCCTCAACCTTGGCGAGGCGGCTTTCCAGATCGGCGAGCGTTTCAAAGATGGTCACAGCTAGTTTTCCTTCAATGCGGGGTTGGGGCTTGAGATGCTTGAGAGCCCAGAACAGTATTTTGCGGGCGAGCCAGTTACGCATCGTTGGCAGGCTCCTTGGCGCACCAGCGTTTGATGGTGGTGATTAGATCGTCGGCCAACTCTTGGGCGCGATCACCACGGATTCCCGATTGCCCGAGCGTAAGGAGGATGTCGTCGCGAAGATCGGCGATGATCTCCATGCAACCTCCTGAAACATTCCCCTCCGATACCTCGCGGACTGCCCACCGTGCTCATTCAGTGTGCGGAGGCGTGCCGGGTTCGGAGGGGTGGCGCGCCAGCGATCTACGATCACCTCACGGGCTAGGCCCTGATAGCGCGCAAACAAAAGGCGGCCAACCGAAGTTAGCCGCCCTGTCCAACGCCATATAGACGTTGGGTGGATCAGTAGCCCGCCAGGTGCGCATCGTTGAGAGGCGTGGCGGGCTTTATGGATTAACAGCCACCACCGCCGTCTCCGATGCCACCCCATTGCTGCTCGATGATGGTATCGGCGGAAAAATCGCGCAATCCAACCTCCAAATATTGGTCAATGCGTATCACGTTTGTTCCGCGGTGTCAACCTTTTTTTGTTCTTCCGTGAGAACCGGCTTTGTCAGCGCGTTAATAAGGGCCATGGACAGGGCTTTGGCTATCTCTATCGCATCCTCATCTGGATCGCAGACGAAGGTTGCCGGGCTCTCCGTCCATCCGGTGGGGTTGCCATCATCGTCGTAATAGACCTCATGCAGCGCTTTGTGGTTGCCGTGGTCGATGACGCGATAATTCCATTTTCCCACGTTACCCCTCCACCATCGCCACCAATGCCTGAACAGCTTGGGTGAGGATCATGTGATCGCGCATGAAGGGTGGTATTGGCTTTTCGTCTAGCGCGCCGACTATGCGCTCCCATGCGATCAGTCGCCCTAACCACAGCGGATCTTCATCCGGGTTCGCGGATAGGCACAGCTTCTGCATCGCCAGTCGCTGCTTCGATCCTGCATCCCGTGCGAGCTGATCTAGCTTTGCAAACCGCTCGCCAGTATGGTCGTTGTCGTTCCCCGCCCCTGTCCCACGAACGCGATCATGGTCGGCTACCGCGCATTGCGTTTGGCGATAAACGATCCCGTGTAGCTGTGCATAGCGCCGGCCAATGTCGCGGAGCATTGCCGCATCCTGGGTTGTGCCGTCGAGCAAACCAACAGCCCATGCGCGTCCGATAGGGTCGTGCACTTGCTGATCCGTCTTGCCGTCCTGGAACACTTTGAACGCTTCCCAGCACGCTTGGACAACAACATTGCCCTTATCGATCAGTGGCTCCAGCCGCCCATCCTTACGACAAGGACGATTTGATTTTGGTCGTCCTTTTGCCACGGTATCCACCCCCGATTGAATGATTAGGCTTTGCGAGAAATTGCCACAGCGGCAACGCACGCCATGATGAGCGCCACAACCGCCAACGGAATCCAGATCGGGGAAAGCACCCACCACCAGGACCAAGCGATTACGCCGCCAAGCTTCAGGCCGATGAAGAGAAGCGCCAACAGCGTGAAAAAGCCAACGCCGTCATTCGATGAAGATTTTTCCATATCGCGTTCCTTTCGTGTGCGTAATTGTTTGAACCTAACTAAATTTCTATGCGTTGGGTGGTTGTGCCAAGGATCGAACGAACCTCGGACCCACCATGCGGAGCGTCTACTCTTCGACGCCTTCGCCCATGATCTTGCGCGCCAGCTTTTCAGCCCGTTTCTCCGCTTCAGCACCCCAACCGTAGACTTGAATTGCCCGGTCAGTTTGACCCAACCTGACCTTCACCATCCCTGCATAACTGGCACTCGGGCTGTCGTTGGGCGGGATGGATTGGAAGCGGGGATCGTTCATGCTTGGCCTGCTATGCGTTGGGCGATCTGCCCGATTGGCGTTCCGAATGCGGTGCACTCGCGCTTCGCGTCGGGTGGTCGTGGCGGCGCTTCATCCGAACTATTGGCTGCGATCCGCGCTAGGTATGCCGCCTGCTCTTCAGGCGTCCATTGCTTGCCGGATGGCGATGCTGGCTTTCCGCCAGTAGGTGCGTTGCCAAACTTCTGATCGCGCATGACCTGGCCGTGCAGCGCAACGATCCGGTTGGCCCAGGTCAGCCGCCAATCTGCCATCTTGCGGCGTGTCGTGCGCCAGTAGCCAATGAATGCTTCGCCGTGCGTTGCGTAGCTAGCTGCGGTCCATTGTTCGGCACATGCTCGCGCCTGTGGAGGAAGGTCCGTAATCGCTGGCAACTCCCAATCATCTGGGAGGAAATGCTTGCCAGTGTGTGAGGAAGCTTTAGCTTCCGAACCTGTATCCCTGACTGTATCCGTACCCCGTTTTTGGGGGGCTTTAACGGAAGAAACGGGAGGCTTCCGTTTTTGGTAGGCTTCCGTTTTTGGGAGGCTTGATAGGTTAAGCTGATACACCTTGATTTGACGGGTGCGCCCCTCGCGCTCACCCGTATCGGTAACCAGCTCAAGCGCAATTAGTCGGTCAAGCGCAGCGGTGGCTGTCTTGTGGTCCATATCGCCAAATTCAGCGATTGCAGCCGTGCTAGGATACGCGCAGCCGCCATCGTCCGCCCAATTGGCAAGCGCCAACAGCACCATCTTGGCGGCAAGGTTGCCGGGGCGCTGCTTGGCCGCCCACGAGAGTGCATCAAAGCTCACTGTTGAGCCCTGATCCACAAACCGATTTGCGCGGCGCATCCTCGCGGATCGCGCCTAATCTCAGAACCAGTGAAGCGCATGACCGCGTAACCTTGGGTGACGCAAAATCGATCGCGCTTCTTGTCACGCTCTATGGCCGCTGGAGAAGAATGCCAGGCCATGCCATCGCTTTCGACAGCCAAATGACGGCCAGCCACCGTTACCAACATATCTAGCCTATACGGCCCGAGCGGAACCTGCGTCTGTACGGTCGCGCCTGTGATGTCGTGGTGACGAATCCAGGCGGTTACCGCGCCCGCAAGCTGATCCTCTATGTAGCTCTCAACTGTGTGTTCGTGCGGACAGTAAGCAAGCGCCCCTGCTCGTCGCGATCCGCGTTCGCGATGAAACGCGCGGCGATGATGACCACGCTTGCCGATGCAAGGCATCCCCGGCTCAGCCCCGCACTTGGTGCAATACTGAGTGATTGGTTCGCTCACTGAAGCAGCTCCGCAAAGAAGTCGGCGCGCATGACGATCAGCGTGTCGTCGCGATCAGCCCGCATCGCGAGAAAGTCGTTGGCGCCGAGCGCAGCCTTGATCCAGGCGGGAAGCGCAGCGCGGCGCTTACACTCGCCCGAAAGCGGCGCTTCGCGGAAATGGACACGGACCCGAATGTCGCCTTTGTCATGGCTAGTCGAGCCAGAGAGCGGCACGCGCCATGCATCCAGGTGAAACTCCTTGAGGAAATTCACCGTCTCGGCTTCGTACCGATAGCCCTTATCTCGGGAGAGCTTGCCCATTATGCTGCCAGCCTTTCCGCCGGCACTTCTTCGGCCAGCCAATAATCTGTGATGTCGAAAGGCAGCGGCTGGCGGCGATCCTTGCGCCAGTCCCATTTGCGCTGGCTCGCCATGATAGGCGCCGCCTTGATCCCATCACGCGGTGATGCACCCGCACAAATGCCATTGGCATATCGGATGATGACCATCGTTTCAGGACGAACAGGGCAGACGCCACCAGCGTGGTTCACAGGTGCATCTCCACACCGATGAACTTGGCACTATGGCCGCATTTCAGATCCCCACGGGCGCCACAACGGGGGCATGGATCGCGATCGACAAGCAAATGCCGGGGTACGGGACCGTGATATTCACCATCGGACATATCCGAGGTGATGACACGATCCAGGAGGGACCAATTGGGGTTGACTGATGACGCGGCGATCATTGGCCGCACCTAATAAGAGCATATTCGTCGAATGATGTAGAGTTGGCTGAAATAAATCCTTTGCGCTCAGCGGCGGCGAGCATTTCGGCTTCGGAGAGGCGCCGGCCGTTGACGATCCATTGATCGTTGGCTGCGGCGGGATCGATGGTGCGCGCGCGGATAACGGGACCGTAGCGCTGAAGGAATAGCTGCGCAGATGCGGCAAGCGTCACTTGGCGCTCTGGTACCCTGAACGCGCGGATGGTCTGCCTGGCGGCAACACTGCGCGGCTTAGGGGCTTTGGTAGCCTTTGGTTCGCGAACCTTCTTCTCGTATACCCGAGCCACTATAGCGGGTTTTGAGTCAAACTCGCGGTGCCATTTGCGGATCGTGGTAGGAGACGCCTTATAGTGCTTTGCAGCCTGCTCGACGGTCAGCGTTGGGCCTATATCGCCGAAGTCGGACGGCGTGATGCGATGAGCGTGCTTCTCCGCATTGCAACTCACCAGTTTGAAGCGCCAGCGAGCCCCTACAACGGTGTTCCGGCTCAGCTTGAGTATTCGCGCTATCTTGCCATCAGACAGACCTTCGGCGACTAGAACCCGCAGATCGGATATGCGCTGTGGCGTCCATTCGATGCGCCGCCTGATTTCATCCCCCCGGATCATATCAGGCTGCCTTTCGGATAGCGGCAGCGGCGCGTTGCCGCTTTGGCTCGATCAGAGCCCGCTCTTGTGGAACAATGGCGAGGCCGCCGGGGCTGTTCGGATGATGCGCCTTGTTGACCTCGGATGCGAAATCCAGGGCCTCATTGGCGGCTGTGTCTAGATCGCCTTCGCCGTCAGGTTCAGACACAACGAAGCAAGCGAATGGCTCGACGATAAGTGAAAGCAGGTGATCCGGTACGCCGGCCGAACTCAGCGCGCCTATCGCCCATGCGGGCATTGCAGAGCCATCGCGCCAGCCCTGCATGGTCCCAGCCTTCAGCGGGGACCTTTTCGCAATCACAGCAATTGAGAGCCCTTCTTCGCTCTCCGCACGTCTGAAAAGCTCACGCTGCGCTGCAACGGAATCCCGTGCAGGAATGGAAAGATCAGGCATTATCCCGGTCCCCGCTGTTGGTAATTACGCCGCCGTCATGGAGATGCTCCCCACCCCAATCGGCCCCCTGGTCATCCGCATCGTTGCGGACCTGATGGCGCGCGCGGAACTCAAGGACTCCGCCAACAATGATGGCGAAGTAGAGCGAGCCAATGACGATGGCCTGTTCAATGGTCATGCTGATGCTCCCGAGAGCTTAGCCGCCGGGGCGATTGGGGAGGCCCCGGCGGCACGCGCGGCCTTGGAGGCGGCGCCGCGCGATGGTGAACAGATATTAACTTGGGTAAACTTTACCCAAACTGGACGCATCGAACATAAATCAGTTGCAAAGCAACCTGTTAGCAAGCAGCATCCCGAGTTAGGGAGGGTGCTAGTATGCTTGATGGGTTTGTGGCGGCATTTACTGGGCCGCTTGAGTTTGGACCGCACGGCGACCATGGTTTGGTCACGATCAAAAGCGGCCAGAGAGAAATTTCCGGCAGTATGTCTAGGTGCGATCTTATCAAGACGATGCGCAACCTTAGGCGCTTCATCCGAGCATGGAATGATGTTGACGCAGAGGTCGTTTCGTTCCCCCAGCGACAGCATTAGCAGGCGATCCCGAGGAGATCGTTCGGCGTCACCTTCCCGCCCGTATGCAGGCAGATCAGCTCCATGCTTGAAGCTGACGGCTTCTGCTTGCGGTGGCGAATGCGGGAAAGCGATGCCATGCTGATGCCGGTTGCTTCGGAAAGCTGCCTAGGCGAGCGCTCAATGAGGTATTCGTCTAGCGTCATAGAACCGGATGTTACACCGGACGTAACATGACAGTCAACTGCAATTTACATGCAGCCTTATCCCATGGCCGGGAACGCCGTGGGATAATCCCTTACGCTCGCTGTAAGGGAATCGATGGCATGGCAAAGCGACCATATTTGCGCGAATGGCGTGAATCGAAGGGTTATACCTTGGCATACGTGGCTGGCGCGCTGGATTATATGGACGATCCCAAGCTTCCGACGACAGCCGCCTCTATCTCCAGGATCGAGGCTGGAAAGCAGCCTTACAGCGAACCCGTCCTGAACGCCTTGGCCGAGGTCTATCAGACCGAAGTCGATCAGCTATTTGTGCGAAATCCCCTAAAAGCCGGACAGGTTATCCACCTAGACGATTACACCGACGCAGAGGTTACGGAAGCCGTCGCCGTGTTCGAGGCGATCCGTAACTCGCGCCGATCGTCATAAATAAATTACACGCAGCGTAAAAACCTGTTGACGCCTGAGTTACATCGGGTGTAAGTATCTCCCTGTCTCCACCGTTGATCGCCTTAGGGCCGAAGACACGGTGGGGACATCCACAGGGAGGTCGTAATGGCTGAAGCCGCTGCAAAGAAGCCACGCACCAAGAAGGCCGATAAGCCGGTCGAGGGCAAAAAGTACGAGCTGGTAAAGGATGACTTCATCCTCGATTGGCGCGGCATAAAGCTCTTCCGCATTCGCGCTCTGGTTGCAATCGGTCTTCATGTCGCGGTTGGCGATCTTGGCGGCTACGTCGAGAAAGAAGAGAACCTTGCGCAGGTCTACGGCAATGCGTGGGTCTCCGGCAATGCGTGGGTCTACGGCGATGCGCGGGTCTCCGGCAATGCGTGGGTCTACGGCGATGCGCGGGTCTCCGGCAATGCGCAGGTCTACGGCAATGCGCAGGTCTACGGCAATGCGCAGGTCTACGGCGATGCGCGGGTCTACGGCAATGCGCAGGTCTACGGCGATGCGCGGGTCTACGGCAATGCGCGGGTCTCCGGCAATGCGCAGGTCTACGGCAATGCGTGGGTCTCCGGCAATGCGTGGGTCTACGGCGATGCGCGGGTCTCTCCGATCTGCATTTCGGGCCTGACGTGGCACGTCACCATCGCCGACGATCAGATGACCATTGGCTGCCAATCGCATTCTCTGGTCGAATGGTGGGCCTTCGATGATCGCGCCATCGAGCGGATGGATACGACCCAGGCGCTAGACTTCTGGGCGCTTCACAAGCCTTATTTGCAGGCGATCTGCACCGCGACAGGGCGCCCTATGGTTTCTCAGTCGCGTGAGACGGAGGCAGCATAATGTCTGTCACCCCTGTATCCCCGGCGCAGACTGCACGGCCAGTCACCCAGAAATTCGTTCGCACGCATCGACGCCGCTCGGACAATCTGGATGCCATGTTGCTTGGCGAGCATGACGGTAGTTCGCTCTACCGCGTCCGTTGGCACGAAAACGGCAAAGACCACTTCAACACTCTCCGCATTTCTACGGGAGCTTTCCTTGAGCGCTTCAAGGTGTCAGCATGACCGGCTTCCACCTTTGCGTCGGCTGCGATGCTCTCCGGGATACTGAGCGCGCCTTTTGTGCGAGCTGTGGGGAAGCCACGGACAGCTATCTCTACGAGCCCTCAGAGCGTGAGGAGTTTGAGCTTCTCGCCCTTGCTAACTCTGGGAGGATAGTTGGGTCTGTACCTAGGGTTAGTTTTACTGAGACCTTGGGTGATCCGATGCGGGGGATTGCGTGATGGCGCGTCCTTCAGACCGGGCTCTATCGCCTTCGGCGACCGCGCCTGTAGTCGCGGCCCTGTCGGGTAACGATCCCTCGCGCATCGAAAAGATGCTCGCACAGGCCTTTAAGGCAGGCTGGAACGAGAGGAATAGGAATCCAGGCCTAAAGCGGCAGACGCGCCTTAGCCTCGACAACGCCATTCTTTCTGCCATCGGTGGGTCTAGATACGCCAAGCAGGAATACGTTCCTGACACACGCACATATCACCATTCGATATGGCTGCGGTCTGAAGCGCGCGACCAGCTAGCGAAAGCGATTGAAGCCGGAACGGCGGAGACGCTTGCGGCTCCGTGCGCAGCACGAAAGCGCGGGCCGAAGGATTCGCCTAAAACCAGTAGCAACCCTACTCCCCATAGAGGTGAAGCATGAGTGCTGGACCTTTCAAGATTGGTGATGTGGTGGTGTGCGTTGACGCGCGACCGACCTTGCGGACCACGTGCCCCCTTATCAAGGGAAAGCTTTACCGCGTCGAATGTCTGTCAGCGCGCACAAATTCTCCAATTTTATCGGGCGTTAAAGCTGCGTGGGAACATGATGGCTTTGGTTGGAGCCCTAATCGGTTCCGCCACATCCCCAAAGCAGACGATACATTCATAGAACAGATGCGCTCCCTACGTCCCATAAAGGAAGACGTACCGGACCTTCTGAGTTCTGAATATCGACCCTGGCTCAACAGCGAAGAAGAAAAGCTTCGTCGCAAGCTTAATGTCGGAGGGTTGGCATGACCCCCGACTATGCCTTGGGTGTGTTCATTCCTCGCACGATGAACCGCGTCACTAAGCGGCTCACCATCGCGATCTGGATTGGCCTGCTCCCTGTGAGCCTCTGGGCATACGTAACCCGTCCCCCCGCCGCTTCGGCTCACCCCGAGCATGGCAAGCGAGCCTCTACCGTCGAAGCCGGTACGCTCCATGAGGCTCACCATGAATAAGCTGTTCGCAGCCATGGCCAAGGCGTTCCCTGAAATCGAGGGGGCGACCAAGGATAGCAACAACCCGCACTTCAAATCGAAGTATGCGGACCTGTCTAGCGTGGTAGATGCTATCAAGCCCGCGCTGTGCAAGCATGCCCTGTTCTACGCGCAGATGACGCACGAACAGGAAGGCGGCGTCTGCGTCGAAACCATCGTCGGGCATGAGAGCGGCGAACAATTCTCGTTCGGCAAGCTATTTGTCCCGGCAAGCAAGCAGGATGCGCAGGGATACGGCTCTGCGCTAACCTATGCGCGCCGCTACAGCCTCATGACGGCTTTCGGGGTGTGCCCGGAGGATGACGACGGAAACGCGGCTGTGCGAGCCCCTGTGAACGACAGGCAGGGCAATGACACAGCAGAGGAACCGGCGCAGCGCGAAAAGCTGGAAGGCCCGTTCGCTAGCAAGTCCGCGCTCCAAGGCGGAATGCGCGCTTTCGTCAACAAGCTGCTGGCTGCGCAGTCCGTATCGGAAATCGAGGCTCTGGAATCTCGGCACGCCGCCGAACTGGCCCAGTGCGAACGCTACCTGCCCGTCTGGTGGAATGGTGATGGCGCCGACAAGCGCGGTGTCAAAGGTCAGATCGCGGATGCCAAGGAAGCGCTGACCCAAGCCGACGAAGGCATGTTTGGCGCGCTGATCCGCTCCATGAAGGAAAACGAGACGCTCAAATCCTTCACTGCCTGGAACGCCACCAACGAAGCCCTGATCGACGGGCTAAACGACATTGATCGCCGCCGCTTCGAAAAGGAGCGCGATGCTTTTGAAAGCGGGCTGACCGCTCTTGGCAGAAGGAATGCAGGATGACCGTCAAAATCAGGGGTGAAACCACCCTAACTCTCGACCGCGCCGATGTAGCCGCGATCCTGAGTGAGAACATTTGCAGCTACAGCGCGCTCGCTGACCTGCAAGTGACCGATGTCGAACAGAATGCCGACACGGGCGACTTCATCCTCACGCTCAACCCAAAGCCCGAGAAGGAAGCGGCATAATGTCAGGTTCGGTCAACAAGGTGATCCTCGTCGGCAATCTCGGGCGGGATCCCGAATCGCGCAGCTTCCAGAACGGCGGCAAGGTGGTCGAGCTCCGCATCGCCACGTCCGAAAGCTGGAAGGACCGCAATAGTGGCGAGCGCAAGGAAAAGACCGAGTGGCATACGGTCAAGGTGTTCAGCGAAGGCCTCGCCAACGTCGCCGAGCGCTATCTGCGCAAGGGTAGCAAGGTCTATCTCGAAGGCGCACTGACGACCCGCAAGTGGCAGGACCAGTCGGGCGCCGATCGCTATTCGACCGAAATCGTGCTGCAGGGCTTCAACGCCGTGCTGGTGCTTCTCGACGGTAGGGGAGATGGCGGCGATGAACATGGTGGCGGCTCGCGCGGGGCTCCAGAGCCGCGTGTTGATGACGATATCGACGATTCCGTGCCGTTTATCACGGCCAGCCCCGCATTCGAGCATCGGGTTAGCTGATGTTCATCGCGCGGGCCGCCTTCAAGAAGGTCAAGCGGGCACGGGTGAAAGCCCCAGACCCGAAGCGCTGTCCGCCGTACATCCGGTGGCAGCGTGACCTTCCGTGCTTCCTGTCGATCCATTGCCCCACGCATGTTTGCGAGGGCGTCGTCATGGCCTGCCATTTCGATCCTTGGGGCGACAAGGGCACGTCAACTAAGGTTAGCGATTGCGCGTCCATGCCAATGTGCTGGGCCGCACATGATGAGCAAACGAACCGCCTAGGCTGGCCGAAATTCCAGACGAAGTACGGGTTCGACGGTCGCGATGTTGTGACGGCCTATTGGACTGAGTTCCTGACCACACCGAAGGGCAAGAAGTGGGAAGCGGAGCATGTCTAACGTCGCCCCGCATCACTTCCGCAAGACGGCTGCCGGCTTCATCCCGGTCAGCCAAGCGGCACGCGAGTTCCACGCCAAGACCAAGCTTGGTCAGACGGTGGATCTACGCGGGCGCCGTCCCCGCAACCCGGCACACCATCGCAAGCTGTTCGCGCTGTTGGGATTGCTTGCCGACAATCGGGAAGAGTTCGCCAGCACGGACGATGCTCTTCTCGGGCTCAAGGCGGTCCTTGGATACGGGGAATGGAAGAAGCTTCACCCCAAGGCCGAACGGGAAGTGTTCGTGCCGTCCAGCATCGCCTTTGAGAACATGGGTCAGGACGAATTTGAAGCCTTCTACGAGCTGGCGATTGCCGCCGTTCAACGGTGGTGGCTGCCCGTTTCCAATGACGACCTTCGGGAAGCAATTGAGGAGTTTGCGGCATGACGCGCCAAGCTATTGATAACACAGCCAATACAGGGCGGGAAGAGATAGCGAGGCTAAAGAAGTTCTTTCTGAGCGTCGGCTGGCAAATCAGCGATGACGGGCAGTTGGCATCTATCGACTTTGGCCGATGGGGAACGGCAATCCGGTTGGAAGCCCTTGTTGCCGCCCTCACAACACCCCGCCCCATATTATCGGAGGCGGGATGGCAGCCGATAGAGACTGCGCCGAAGGATGGGGCGCGGGTCCTTGTCTGGGTGGACTGCGCAACGATTGAAGCATCCTTCGATCACGTAGCCAGTGAGTGGATCGCAGGGTCTTGGGGCCTGGGATTTGGTAACAGCCCAACCCACTGGCACCCTCTGCCCGCACCACCCCTCAAGACCCACCTCCCCGAGCAAGAGGAGAGAGGGTGATGCGCCAGGTCAGCAAGGAAGAGTTTCACGCAACCGTCGGGCAGATGGATGTCATTCCGCGTTGCGAGAGGGACGCAAGCTATTGGGAGACGCGTGACCGCCTCCTGATGGGCAAGACCACGCCGGGGTACATATGCGTCGGCGAGAATGCTTACTTCATCGCGCCAGCATACGACGAACGCATCGCCCGCGCCCAAGGAAAGGCATTCTGAATGGAGCAGGAAGTTGGACGCGTGCCTAACGGCACCGGGCTCTCGCAAGCCGAGCCCAAGGTCTCGGCCCTATCGGGCTTCGATTCCTGGCGCGTGCAGGGCAACCGATACAGTCCCAACCTTGCGAAGTGGTTGCGCCGCAATCGGCGCATAGGTTTGCCGGGAATCTTTTTCGACGGCGAAGGGCGTCGCTGGATCGGTTGGAACGACGACGAATATTTCTTCCACGGATCGAAGCTATCTCGGGTGCTGTGCGACGGCGCCCGGGCCACGGTCTGGGCCGTCCCGGGCGCGTCCAGTTTCGAGGAGGAGCCCGACTTCTGGCGTCGTTACGAAGTCGAGGGGCGCTGCGCAATCGACGCCAAGCATGAGATGTATTTCATCGGCGAAGAAACCCGCTGGTCTACCACGGGTGACACGCGCGAATGCCTTTGGTGCGGTCGCCACACGCAGCATTTGCGCCGCTGGACCGAAACCATAAATCGCGAGCGTTGGGAAGCCGCGTCAGCGATCGAAACGGGAACCGCCGAGACCGCAGGGATCGGGCCGAAGGCTGAGAGCGCGGTGCCGCAGGCAGACGCCCAAAACACCCCTGGAGCAGCATAATGGATAGCTCACAGACTTTGCGTGATGCGCTGGAGCGGATCGCGAGCGGAGACGAGCCTCGCACAGTCGGTAAACACTGGTGGCCCGACAACCGCGTTAGCAAGCACGACCGGTGCACGCACGGCGTCTGGATGTACGAGACGTGCGGAAATTGCATCGCTGAATTTGCCAAAGCCGCCCTGTCAGCCACCCAAGCCGTTGATACAGACCACGTACGCCGCGTACTTTTTTTCCTAGACGCCGGCAATATCGAGGCCGCTCGTGAAGCGCTTATTTCGGGGATGCCCCACGCGTGTCCGGATAGGGAGACGATATCCGCGATAGTCAAAGGTGCGATTGAAGGAACAGACCACGTTTCTGGCGCCGTCGATAGCTTGCTCGCCCTATTCACCTCTCCCTCATCCACCCGAGGGGTTGAGCTTGAAGCCGCCGCGACAGATTTGCTGGCGGGCATGTCGGGCACGTTCAAGGCCCGCAATGGCCGTGACAAGGGCATCGAGGCCGAAGACGGCGAGAAATGTTGGATCGTCCATAGCGACCTTATCGAGGCCCTTCGCCGCGCACTGCCCGCGAAATCCCCCGAGAGGAGGGCGGGCCAATGAGCCGGTTCATCGTTTACTTCGCGGGCGGCTCTATCGGCGCATTCGTCTGCCTTGGGCTTTTCGCTGTCACTGCGATCATTGACGGACAGCCCTACACGGTCGGCTATCGGGTGTTCGCGTGCTTGTTCGGCTTTGTGTGGGGCGCACTCACCTTCCGCATTTTCTACAAGGACGGTCGCCCATGACCACTAACCTAGAAGAGCTTGCGGTGCGGCGATTCGATCTGGACGATCTGGCCAAGTCACTAAGCGCGAGCGCGCGGCGTGTGATCGAAGCCGGCGATGATAGCGAGTGGTACGCCTCTTCTGAGCGCGTTGCCGATCAAATCGTCGCCGTTGGCCTGGGTCGGCAGCCATTCACATATGATCGCCTCGTCGTCGTGCCGAATGTCCTTGGGCTCGCCCTCCGCAATCACCTGGAGAACCGCAATGGCTGATCACAGCTTGGAAGAGCTTGCGGTAAGGATGAAAGGCCTGATCGAGGCCGCCGAACACGCCATCGATATGGCCGACGAGCACGGCGGCATGGGCTTCTACACGGCAATCGACCGACTTCGCGCAGCCGCTCTCCGCGCAAGGGTAGTAGAGGGGGATGGGCGGTCGTGATCACGCACGAGCTGAAATGCCACGCGACGTGCTGGGATGCCATCGAGCGCGGTGAAAAGCGCTTCGAAGCTCGCCGAGATGATCGCTTCTTCCAGCGCGACGACATTGTGGTCCTTAAGCGCACAGACGCTGACGGCACATATTCGATCGCTGACGGCTCGCGGTTCAAGACGCGCGACCTGACCTTTCGCATCGGCTGGATGCTGCGCGGCGAAGAATTTGGGATCAAGCCCGGCTTCGTCGTTTTCCAGTTGGAGCCCGTCGCATGACCACCAAGGAAGCGCGGGTGACGCGACGTGATCGCAAAGAGGCTTGGCCCTTTGTCAGCCGCAACTCGATTGCCGGTCAGGATCAAGAGGGATTTTTCGCGGGCAAGTATGACGATGCGAATGTGGTCCAAGCCTTCGCCCGCCATCGTGCCGCAGAGGCTGAGCGTTGTGCGCAGATCGCCGAAGCTTGTTTCGGGGATAAGCCCGGCACGTGGTTCCGTGAAGCACGCCAGTTCATCGCCTCAGCAATACGGTCTGGAGATCATTATGGGGAGGGGCAATGAACGACAACGAGGTAATCCTTGTCAGCCCCGAGGACGCCTGTGGCATGATCCGATGCGGCAAGACGTTTCTCTACGAACTGATCAACGCCGGCAAGATTGAGGCGAAGAAGCAGGGCCGATCCACGGTTATCCCTGTGGAGTCACTACGCGCTTATGCGGCTTCCCTGCCAAGTATTCGGACCAAGCAAGCATCATAGGGCGCCGCTCTTCGAGTAGGTCATCTCTGGCATAGGCGGCACGCACTTCGTTAGGATCGGCATGGGCAAGCGCAACCTCGCTGAGATCGTCGGGATAGCCGGACGCGCGCGCCCAATCCTTGAAGGTCGAGCGGAACCCATGCGGCACTTCGGTTCGCCCCATCCGCCGCATCATCATTCGGAGCGTGTCATTCGACATAGGCTTATCCGAAACCCCGAACAGCAGTTCGCGATCGTGCATACCCATGACGGATCGAGCGACTTCCACGGCAGCCGGCGAAAGCGGGATGCGATGCGGCTCTCCGCTTTTCATTTCCTCGCCAGGAATGTTCCACACAGCGTCGTCCAAGTCGATCTGGCCGCGCTTGGCGAGATAGATATTCCCCGGCCTTGGGATCGTGAGGATGTAGAACGCCATCGCCAGACGGACTTCGACCACGCTACGACTTGTCGAGATCGCGGTGTAAAAGGCTGGCGCTTCAGCCCACGGCACCGCTGGCATACGACGTATCTCGGAGCGCTTGCGCCTGCTTCTTCGCGGGAGTGCATCGCGGACCAGTCTCATGTCCACGCGGCTGTTGCGATAGTCGTTGCCTACGGCCCAACTCATCACGCGATCAATGCGCTGCAATGTCCGGTCGGCCGTTTCTCGCTTGTCGAGCCATATCGGCGAAAGGATCTGGACGACATGCGCCCGCTCGACCTGGTTGACCAGCTTATCGCCCACAATCGGGAAAGCGTAGGTTTCCAAGGTGGAGAGCCATTGCGCCTTGTGTTTATTGTTCTTCAACCCAGTGGTCAGCGCCTTGTGGGCAGAACGAGCAGCCTCAGCGAAAGTGGGCATCTCCGTGGGCAAAACTGTGCCATTGGTGTCGATCTGTTCTTGGATTTTCGCGGCCTTCTGTCGCGCCACTGCGAGGGTAACGCGCTTTGCCGAGCCGAGCGTGAAGTCCTTCCGCGTGCCCTCAACCGTCGTACGCAGGACGAAGTATTTGCCTCCATCCGAGGTGACTCGCAGGTGAAAACCAGAGCCATCACCATCAGAATATCGCCCTGGCGCTGTGGTCGTTTCCACCTTCCGAGCGGTCAATCTGCCCACTGTGCGATTCTCTGCCCACTGTTTGCCCACGTATGGACCGCGCAAGCCAGCGAACGCAAGCGAACGCCAGTGGAACGAAAATTGATTTACGGGAGGGAATTGCGGTCGCCAGCGAACCCCGGCGAAAGAGTGTTGGCGGAGAGGGTGGGATTCGAACCCTCCTCAGTAGAACGGGTTACTGCCCACTATTTTGCCCACTTTGCGCGGGATCGTCAGCCCTTTGAGCGCCGTTCTAGCTCGCGCTCAACAGCCTCTCGGATGAAGCCGACTTGCGTTTCATCGTCACGCAGCGCGGCTTGGATACGATCCAGCGTCCCCGGCTTGAACGCCGCCTCCCGCTTATCGGGGTATTCCATGCGCCTGCCCACGCGCGACGCGGTATCGCATGTGCCTTTCACGGCCAACCCTGCATTATTTGGCATATGCCCTATTGCCTCCGAAAAGCATATGTCTTATATAGAGCATATGTCTTACGAAGCAATAACGGCGTTCTGCCCTGAGCTGAAAAAACGCCAGGTACGCTATGACGAACAGAGAATGCCCCGCGACCGTCATTACAAGGGGCCGGCGTCACAGCTGTCCGACCATGAAGCGGCGGACCAATTATATGATGCCTATTGCTCGTTCGGCGAGCTCCCGCCGCCACCCCACGGGCTACCCGGCGCTCAGTATCAACGAGCATCCGAAACGGTAATGGAGCTTTTAAAGCTTGGGATGGACTATTTCATCGCTGTTCTCCACCGAGAACCGCGCCGCCAGATCAACGTATATCAAGAGGCAGAAGCAGCCATTCGACGCGCCTATTGGGCCGGTAAAGAGGATATGCGCAAAGAGTGGGAAGACCACGATATGCGGATGGCTACAGCAACGGCCCAGCTAGAAATGGCCAATCGCACTGGCGCCGAAAAGGTTTATTTCATCGGTTCTGAAATGGGGCAGATAAAGATCGGAATGGCGCTTAACCCAGAGAAGCGTCTGCGCGGCCTCCAAACGTCGCACCCGGCCAAGCTAACGATCTTGGCAACGTGTGACGGCGGCCATGCCCAAGAGCACGCATATCATCAGATGTTCGCCTCCCACCGTCTCCACGGCGAATGGTTCGAGCGCCATCCTGATATTCTCGCGGAGATCGACCACCTCAACTCACAAAGGAAAGTAGGATAATGTTTTCAGGAGCTTATCTCGCTTTCGCCTTCGGTAGAACCGCTGCGCGGATCGATGGCTTCGCCACTTCGATCACGGCTAGGGAGAGAGTGATGCAGCCGAGAACATTCGATCTTACTCGACGCGGCTGGGGCCACAACTTCAATGTCGTGCAGATTGAAGACGGGGGCCAGCGACTAAAGCTTGCTGTCTGGATGCCTGAATTTCCCGGCGAAGGCGACTATCTCCTGATGCCGAACAAGGGCGACACGACCCGCTATCAGGTCGATGCTGTGAAGCCGTGCTGGAATCCCAGCGATATGGCCTTCCTCGATGTGTCGTTCGCGCCTCGCCAATCGAGGCCAGCATGACCAACCATACCCCTGTAGAGGGACAGAAGGCATGATCCGTAAGTGGCATGACGATGGCTGGCGGAGGCGTTTCGCGCTGATCCCATTTGTGCTGGATGACGGGCCAGAGCGCACACTGGTTTGGCTGGAATGGTACTGGAGTCGCTTCGAGGGCCTCTATACGGCCATTTCGCTGACCGACCCTCGCGCCCAAGATAAGGTCTGATATTTTAGCAGAGATAGAGAGGTTGGGTGTATGACTACGCAATCTGAAATTCGTGGCTGGCTGGAGCGCGGCAAGGAACAGGGCGCATCTCACATGCTGGTCGTGTGTGATACCTTCGATTGGGACGATTATCCCGTCTATCGGGCGAATGCGGACCCCGAGAAACTTCGCAAGGAGGTCGCAAGCTATCCGGTCGTGAACAGCATGCAAAAGGTGATGGAGGTCTATCGCCTCGATCAAGATTGGGACGCGCAGCTCAAACAGCATCGCGCTTTCAACTACTGAGGTACCAGCATGACACTGCGTGATGAACTGATAGAGGGGATGGCGCGAGCGATGGCTGAACGGGCAGGCCGCTCCTATGCTATCGGGAAAGACGTATTCGACAGAGCGTCCACAGCCGCCCTAGATTATCTCCTTGGGAGACTTTCTCAGCCCAGCGATGAGATGATCGACGCTGCGGTAGGCGCTCCGATACAATTCAGCGATGACATTGGCGCGGCGGCTCAGCAAACCATTGATGCGATGTATGCCATCCATATCTGGCAAGCCATGCTCTCTAAGCTATCGGGGGATGGGAAGGTAGAATGATGACAAGATACGTAGACTTTGTTTCCGATGAGCCTCTGGATAGCATCCGCGCCAATGAATGCGAGTACCGCCTTCATGAGCTTTCTACCCAGCGATTCCGGCGATTATGGAACGAGATAGAGGTATTGCGCGCCGAGCTGGCCGGCAAACAAAACGCGCCCATGGATATCCCCATCTACAAAACATCCCTAGATCCTAATCCTACTAAAGGGATTGGAACTATTGGAATAGCTGATGAAAAGGATTATTTGGACCTGATCCGGCTTTCACCGCCACAGCCATAGTGGCGTAGCACTTTAGCTGGTGGGTTTCAAGTTTTTATTGTACGGATCGGCTATGACAGACGAACCGGAAGAAATGATCTACCACGGCGATCCGCGCCATAGCTGCGACATCTGCTCTGGGAGAGACAAAACATCTGCGCACATTGTCGAGTGCCCGCCCGAACGGTTGGTAGATGGGCCCGGCTTCCTCAAGATGATCGAGGAGCGCGGCGGTACCGTCGAGCCCATGGGGGGCGGCGGCTCAATCTGGAGCATCGGTGAAAGCGACCTACGCGGCCTTACCGATGAGGAGAAGGCACAGCTCGAAGACCCAACCTATGCCGAACGGTTAGCCGATAGCATGAAGACGATCGCCGGCCACAAGATCGAGACGCACGGCCAATCGAACTTCAATCACCGTACCGGAGTCCACACAACGATCCATGTCACCAAAGAGGATGGCGTTGAGAAGCGCGTAGAGACAATGACCGACATACGCACCGGAGAGGTGTTGAAGCCCTAGCGCTTCTTGGGCTTGGCGGACTGCGCGATCTGCACTTCCTTTTGAAGTTCGATCAGCGTTCCTCGGATGCCGCCCGAGACATCGTATAGTTCGGTGAACGTATCCATTACAGCCTTACCGTCGATCCCCTTAGGGTTTGACGGCGGGGACGGTAGCAACGGGGGTGGCACCAGGAGCGCTTGACTGACCGTTGGCATTTGCGGCGGCGCGCTGAAGGAGTGACAAGCCATCAGCATCAACGCAAACATTGGAGTACACCGGGCGCTCCACGATAGTTTCTTTCTCATGGTCTATCTCCCGAACGCTTTGCTGGCGTTGGTTTTCATCGGCCTGATGTTGGCCGGCAGATTGGTCGATCTGGCCCTGAAGCTCGTCGCGGACCCTTTGGGCTGCTTTATCGGCTCTGGCTTGTGCGGACTGTTCAATATGCGCACCGTCCATGCGGCCTTCGACATATGCCCCGCCTAGAGCGGCAACGCCAAGGATCACGCCGCCAGCTATGGCGTAGGGATTAGGGATTCCCAGCATCGCAGTCATCCTTCTTAGGGTTCGGGCACAGCGCCGCGATAATGAGGATGCCCGTGCCGAAGTACGAAAGCGGGGGCGGAACGACAGCCAGAGGGATCATGCTCGACGTGATGAACATATAGGTCGAGCGTTCGCCCAGGCGAGCCTTGAGGTAGCCGCCAACCTTGGCGATGATGTCGATATAGTGCCGGATCATAGTGCAGTCCTCACGTCGAACGATGGGCACGCCTTCGCCACGCCGGGCCAATCTCGATGCCCCCGAACGACAATTCCGGGATGCTTCGCCCGATATTCGGCCACCAGTTCGCGGATCGCCTGCTTTTGTGCAGGGGTGCGCGTGTCTTTCGGCGTAGCGTTGTCAGCGCAGACGCCGCCGATATAACAAATCCCGATATTGCCGTGATTGTGGCCGCCGACGTGCGCGCCGAGCTGCGTATCGGGCAGCGTGTTATGTTTGGAGCCATCGAGCTCGACTACCCAATGGTAGCTGACCTGTCCGAAGCGGGCGATGTCCCATTGGCTGATCTGCGTGGCCTTTACGTCACGTCCCTCCGGGGTCGCGGCGCAATGCACGGTCAGGAATTGCACCGGGCCAAGAGCCTCCATGTGCTATCTCCTTAGTCGTTGATGATGGCGAAAGGCGCGATCCCGGCTTCCTGGCGACATATGTCAGCCGACCGTAGCCAGTTCGCGGGGTAGTGTTCGTCGCCGTCGAGAATGGCGTCTATGCGCTTCACGAGAAGCTCGACGCCAACAGCCTTGCGGTCGGATAGATGGGAGAAACGCGGATCGGTCGCGAGGGATTCTAGGAGCTTCATGCGGCCTCCAGCATGTCTGGCCCGACATAGACGCAGCCCACGCGCCCCGTTTCGCGGTGGTAGGTTATGGCTGACATCTCGCGGAGCGCGTGCCACATGCCTCGGGCCGCGTAGGCGTCACGAGCCGCGAGGGTGGGATGTTGGACGACCACCATTCCGGCATCGTCCTTGCTGCGCTCATGATGCAGATTGCCGGTGTGGCAATAGCGCTTCTTAGTGCGCCCCCACATCTCCGGGAATTGCGCCGGCACGCACTCGCGTATCTTCTCGAACTTCTTGAGGTGCGAGTGATGAAAGACATTCATCACGTTGCCGAATTCATGCGCGTAGTAAGGTAGCGCACTATCGTCCACAGTGATACGGGGCTCGTTTTCGTAAAGAGCCTTGAACATCGTCCGCAGCCACACGGACGAAGCCATATCGTGGTTGCCTTCGGCCAAAATCAGGTGAACGTGATCATGCTTTTCGAGTAGCATTGCCACGATCCTGCGCAGCACCCGCACAGCTACTTCGACCATCTTGGTAAAGCGGCCATCGGCGTCGAGAATGTGACCGCTAGTCGGGGTGACGGCGCTTAGACTATCATAGTGGAGCAGGTCGCCAAGCTGGTTGAGGATCGCGGTTCCAGAGTTTGTGGCCCCACGGATCGCCTCTGCAAAGCAGCCGGTTATGACTCGCTCTGCGATGCCCAAGTCCCAGTCAGCTCCGCCTTCGCGGTGCCAAGCGAGCATACCAATATGCGCGTCAGTTAACGTGTATAGAGTAAGAAGGTCATCATTGAAGAGGGCAGGCGCGTCAACTGGTGCGACCCGTGGCAGATCGGCAGCCATCGCCGCGAACGCTTCCCGCATCGCTTCCGCGCGCTGCTGGTCGTCCAATCGCGTCTTGACCCATTGGCCGCGCTGGTTGCCGTCCGCGTCGAAATAGGTCGAGACGCCCTTTACGACATAAGGGTCAAACCCATCGCGAGCGGGCCCGTAGCCCTCCCCGCCCGTCTCGAATGTGCTCGCCTCACCCTTGCTTTCGAGGTGGCGGATCAGGCGACGAACCCTGTGCCGCGTCCAACCTAGATCCTTTGCAGCGGCGGTCTTGTCGCCATGATTGCGGGCAAGCGCCTCTAGCGCCCTCCGACACTCGTCGGGGGTGTATGGTTCGGCTGGCAAATGCCACCTCCTCACATAATTTCGGGAAGGTACGCTAAGCTACTATTACCCCGCGACCCGACCCAGCAGGTGGGCCAGAGCGGAAAGCTTCGATCCGACGAATCCGGACGCGAGAGAGACGCCGATCAGGATGCCGGCGCCTTTGGCCTTCAGTTTGGCCAAGTCTGTTTGATCAAGCGTTATTGCCTCATCCAGGCGGTCGATCTTGGTTTCCATGCGATCGAGCCTTAAGCTTGCCGCGTCCGTCTTTTCCTCGATCCGACCGACTGTGCGGCTCAACTCATCCATGCCATTTCGCGTCATGGCAGAACGATGCTCAAGGCTATCGCCGCAATGACCAGGGCAATAGGGATCGTTACGGCCCATCGAAAGATGACCGTCCAGGGATGGGGCATGGCTTTTCCTAGTTGCTGGTGAGCTGCGTGCCGTTGCGGAACAGCGGGAATACGGGCAGATCGGCGCGGCCATCGGCGTAACCCGTGCCCCAGAAGATCGTGCTGTCATCATAGGAGTAGCCGTAGAAGCTACGCACCTGAACGGGCGCACCCGGGGCGCTGGCAAGCGTGATGATGATGGAGGTGTTCGTCACCCCGTCCAGAGCAACAGAAGTGATCGGCAGCAACGTCGCGAATCCGTCCGCGCTGACCTGATAGCCCTTCACGGTGTTAGACTGAGCCGGCGAGAATACGTCGCCCGTCGAAGCCGTCTTTTCGACCAGACTTGCGGACCCGTTCAGGTCCAGCCCAAGCGTGATCGTCGCACCGGATCGGGCGGCGCTGGTGATGAGCGGTCCACGTCCGTCATAGACATTGGCCCCGAAGGCATATTTCGCAAGCGAGTAGGCGCAGCGGCGGTTAATCTCGTCATAGCCGTTCGTGCTTACATCGGAATAGTGGTAGGCATTCCCGCTCGGGTGGGGAACACCCAGCTTGCTGTCACTGATCCACGTCTTCCCGAGGGGGTCATTGGCCGCGCAGGCCAAGTGTTGCTGGCGCAGCGCCTCGCGGCCCGGCTCTCCGATAGTGTCACTGGGAGGAGCGGCGCCGGTAGAGGCGTAACGTCCCACAAGCGAGATGACAATCGGGAGATTGGGGTTACCGATTTCAGGGCACACCGCCGCGTTGCGCAGGTTGCTACGCATTACGTCGAACACCTGAGAGTAGTTCAGGCCACCGCTGCCCGTCATAGGACCCGAGCAGAGATAGGAGGAGTCGGCATTTGCCTCGCCCTGGTCCCAGATCATCGCCTCAACGATACCTGGAGCCCACGTCAGGGCATTGCGGAAATCGGTCCAGTTCGTGGAGGGCGTGGTCGCATCGGAAATAACGACAATGCTGGTGCTGGCCGACCCGAGCGTCTGAATCCCGATCGGCGCGCCGACAATGCTGGAGAGTACCCGCGCCGTGTTATAGGTCGAAGGAATGCCGGTAGCCTTTTCAGGCGACCAATAAGCGCCCACCTCACGCGTCTGGCCTGTAACCGCTCCACCTGAAGTTGTTGGCGTAAATCGGGGCGTGATGCCGGTGTCCAGGTCGGCAACATACGCAGCAGCAAGGATCGAAGGATCGAGCGCCCCGGTAACACCTCCGACCCACCCGCTAAACGTACGTCCTACCCGACCCGTCGAGTTGGACTGTCCGTTTCCAGCGATCTTGTAGCCCGAGCAGGTATCGCGCGAGCGGCTATAATGAAGGATGCCCGAAGCATCGAGATAGCCGATTTCGCAATAATAGAGGTTATTACTGAGCGGCAGGAATATGCCGCCCTTGATCTTCCCCGCACCATTGGCGGTGACGTTCTTGAGCGTGGCCCAATCCGATACGACCGAGCCATCGGACTTCTTGAGGACGCGCCCGATCCATGTAACCGGCGTCCCGTTATAGCTGATTTCAAGCCGAGCCGTTCCGCCCGTTGCGGTGGTGCTGTCCCGGCCTACGAATTGGTCGATAAAGTCAATAGAGACATCAAGCGGCTGTGCGCTGATATAGTCCATGAAGGCGTTCTGCGAGGTGACGCCAACGAATGCAGGCGGCCCCATATTCTTGCCCGCCGCCGCATAATTGGGGATCGTATAGGCATCGCAGGGGAACCCGTTGGAACTGCTGTCACTGGTGAGCCACACGCCATCCAAGGCAATCCTCAGGACGTTGCTCTTGATCTGGACGTGGATAGCACCCTGGGGTTTCCACGACAGCGATGCAAGGCGCGGCCCATGCCAGTAGGTTGACGTGATCGCGCCACCGCTCAGCTTGCCACCGAGGATCAGGCGCTTATTCGTGTCATCGATCTGGATTTCAAGGTAGTTGTTTTTGTCGAGCGCCCAGAAGCGGAAGCGAGCGCGCTGTGAAGGAGCGCCGGTCCATGTAATCGTGCCCGTGGGGTAAAGCTGACCGCTGCTGTCATAGCCGAAATCCACCGATATGTCGGAGGTGGTGGCGAAGGTCGAAGCGCCAAGAATAAGCGGATTGAGCGCCGTGGTATTCTTGTTGTTCGAGGTCATGTGCAGGAAGCCGCCAGAGGCTCCCGCCGTGTTGTTCACGAACCAATTGGGGTCGCCATCTGACAGGTCGCCGCGCGTTCCCGCGAAGTCGGGCATCGTCCACAGCGTGCCGCCCCCACGGTCGATAATGAACTGCTGCGCGCCCTCGAAATCGTCGGATACGACCGGCGCAAATCCGGCGATTACAAAGGAGGCGGTCCCGCTGCTAAGCGCAGTGGATAGTCCCAGGCCAAGACCAAGGCGCATCAGCTAGTCCTTTTGATGATGACAGAAATCTGGTATCGCCAACCAGTGATTGGAATATTCCGAAGAGCTAAGCCCGGTGGTTCGGATGCTTGTCCGTCATGCGGCTCTGAGGCGACTAGCTGGCTGAAGGTAGAAGGCTTGGCGAGAACGCCTGTGGATAATGGCATGATGCATTGTTCGGATTGTGGTGTGTCGTTTACCCGTCAAAGCGAAGAAAGTATGAAGGCGAATAGCTCTTCATAGCGGATGCCATATCGCGATCCTGCCTCTCGTGCGGGAGCTATTTCGTAGTCCTCGAAAATGGGAATATATTCGCCATCTTCCCCTGTATCGAAGCGAACCAGCCGCTGTCCTATTACCGCTTCGGCAGACTGCCACTCATCATAGCAGAAAAGCCCATATTGATGAGCATCAAGGCCATGGTCAGCGAAAGCCGCCTCTATGTCTTGTGCGATAACGCCGAAATGGACACGGGCCGCGTCCCCCTTCTTGGCCACCGCATCCTTCATCCGGTATGCACGCAAAAGCGTTTTTACCGTTTCAGCAGCAGCCATTTCGGCCTCAGTGATTTCGCGAACATCCCGCTTCGCATTGCCATCCGAGGTATTGATTGTGCCCGTAGCGGCATAAACGGTATTCCAGCGCTGGCTAGAAAGTCCGCATGAAATCGAATTGTCCGTTTGGGGGTTGAAGCTTGTCGCGGACGTGTGCGTAATGGCTGCCCCGGAAACCGCAGAATAAACACCGCCCCCGCCAGCTTGGACAGTGGTAGATCCAGATGTTGGATTGTCTCCGATCGTCAGATTATCGTTGGCGCCAGAATATACCGCAACATTCAGGAATCCGGTGCCCGCATTATTCTTTGCACGGAAGCTAAGTGCATTCGGAATGGCAAATGACCCATCAACAGCCCATCCGTTTGAAGCGTCATTAGGCGCAATGGTCATCAGTCTTTTGTTGGTCGTGTCGCCATAAGCGATCTGGACAACCCCGCTCGCCAACGTGTTGCGCTCGATCAGGTTATTAAGATTGCCGTTGTTCGTGATCGTGCAGCCGGTCTCATAGACATTGCTCGAATCCATCGAGCAACCACTCGTCCCAGCATTGAACGTGATGGCGACCGCGCCGAACTGATTGGAAGCGAAGGTTGCGCTCGAAAGGCCAACAGTGACGGCGCCAAGGATGCGACAGCCCTGGATCATGCCGCCGTTCACACCCGCCGGACCCGTTCCGCTAGAGATGTTCAGCTTGCCGAACTGACCGCCGGAAATAACCTGCGAGCCGTTGTCGATAAGCAGAATACCTCCTGTCGGTAGGCTGCTGTAAATCCCAAATAGCTGGCTATAAAGCGTCGCGGTTCCCGACGTGCCAATTTCAATATCATAGCCGCTAGACGACGTGTCTGCCGTCGCCCAGCTTGGATAAGACCCCCAAATATTGACATAGCCAGAAGATTTGAGAGCGCGTCCCTGTGCGTCTAGTGAGCCGCAATTCCAGAATTGGTTTCCTTGTCCTGTCAGGACGATATTGTGTCCGCTATACGATCCACTTGATCCATGGAACGTAACACCGTGAACAGCGCCATAGTTGCCACTATGCGTCCAAAGCGCGCCGTTGGCTGTCTTGCAGATGTTGACCTGACCCCCTAGCGCACGGATCGTCAGGCCATTGGCGGAGGTGGATAGCGCGGGGACGTTATAGGTGCCTGCTTCGATCACGATCCCGTGTGTCGCGCTTTCCCACTTCTGCTTGAACGCGGCGCCACTATCGGTTGCATGAATGAACGTATCGAAGGCAGCGGAGAATATATCACTGTTAACCGGATCAATATCACCATTGGGCAGGGGCGCACCGCCGGAATTTGTCAGGATAGCGCGGTAGGTTACGCCGGGATCGAGATAGGCCGGCTGAAATCTGCCAGAGCTGTTTGCGGTAATTACGGCGCCAAGCGAAGTGGTAAGCGCCGCGTCCGCATATACGGGGGCGGGCGTGGTCGTTTGGGTCTGGTAGAAGCTCCATTGCGCACCCGACAAGGGGTTTGCATTGGTATCTAGCGCCGGGACAAGCGGCGGTATGAAAAGCTGGCCCAATGGTGGCTCCTATCAGATACGAAAAAAGCCGCGCGGTTTCCCGGCGGCTGTGCTATGGTTCAGGTAATGATCGGGCGATTATTTCGGTGGCTTGCTGCCCAGAAGAGCGTTGGACGACGCTGCCCCACCTGCGGCAGCTATCTTGCCCCCGCCGATGTTTCCGAGTTCCATGAGGACATTCAGCCTGTGGTTGCGCGCAGCGACGCTCGCGTCGCGTTGCGCCATGGCATTGGTGAACTCGCTAGGGTTAGAGCTGAAGAGCAAAGACGCAGCATCCTCGCGCGCGCGTTGTCCGGCTTTGCCTACACCGTACCTAACCGCATCCCCGGCCCGACGCAGGGCGACACAGGCAAATCCAAGGTGACCGCCCCCGACAAGCTCAGCGCCATCCTTCACAAACCCGTGGATTAGCTTGATATCGCTATTGTGAGCATCCTCGCCCCTGCGTTCCGCCGTGGGCGATCCGCGATGCACTGCTGCGTAAGTCTCGAACGCCTTTTGCTCATTATCAAGCGTGGCGAGAAAGCGGTCTAGATTGGACCGGCCGCCGAACACCTGCTGAAGTGCTGCGCGCTTCTTGGGGTTGGCGACGAGCTGGCGAACCTTGTTCGAGTTGTCGGCGCCTGATTCCAGTTTATCGGCGATGGCAGAACGAAGCCCAAGGGCATATTGCTCATGTTCAGCGGGCGTCATGTTCTTGAGGCGCTGATTGATTTCGGCAGCCGACTTGTTGAGGGCGGCCTTCCCGTCCATCATCGCTTCACGCAGTTTTGCCGGTCCTGCGTATGCCGCCCTTGCCGCCTTGTAGTCGGGGTTAAGGCGGTCCATTTCAGCAAGAAGGCGCTGTTTGACCCCGTTAACTGCCTTGCCGCTCTCATCCAGGATAAGCTTGCCAGTGAGGGGGCTGCGGTTCTTTTCGATGATGTCATCAAGGCCGCGCTTTACATAATCCAACGTCTGCGTGGTTGGTACGCGGGTCAAAGTAGGCTCGCCCTGCATGTCGAGATCAATCCCGAGGCGATGCGGGTCAATACCTTCATTGGCTGCGATATTGTAGGCTCGCTTCAGTGCGCCACGGGCAGCGGGCGTCTTCAGGATGCCTTGGATCTTGTCGCTGTTTGTCGGCTGTGCATATGCCTTTTCATAAAGCGGCGATGCCTTGGCCTTGGCCTGCTCGATCAGGCGTTCGCTTTCCTCCAGAACGTCCGTGGTATGCCCTAGATCACGGTTGATCGCATCCTTGATACGCTCCCCCTGACCGAGTTGACGTTCGGCAGTTACTGTCTTGGCGACGTTACGAGCGGCGCCAGGCTGGCGGGAAACCGACCCTCCAAAAGCGCGGGTGTTCTCGCCAAGGTCGGCGAGAACTGCCGGCGTCCCATTGGCCTGAGCGCTTCCAAGGGCCTGTGCAGCGTCTGCCGGCGTAATATTGTCCTCTGCAAGTTTTTGAGCGACGAGATCGGCGCCTGTAACGGCTGCGCGACGGGCTGTGACGTGGTTTACAACGTCGCCAGCCAATCCTGCGACGCCGCCAGCGAAATGGCCAATAAGGGGTGCCGCAACCGCGCCAACGCCGGAACCAACCGCCGCGCTTTCAAGGCGCTGCCCAACAGTGCCGTCGCCCTCCTCAAATCCCGACAGTCCGCCAATGATTGCGCCGCTCTTTGCGAGCGTCTTTAGGCCCTCGAAACCGGTCGCTACCGCCTTGGGAGCGCCAATCGGAGAAAGAACCATGCCGCCGAAATCTGCTATCTTGGAGGCAATGGGATTATGCTGATTGACATAATCGAGACGAGCTAGATTTTCGTCGCGGCCTTGATGGTATGCGTCAGAGACGGACTGCCCCCCGCTGTTCCATGCCTGGACGGGATGTGCGATAAGATTGCCGGCGGCGGTAGCTAGACCATCTGCTTCCGTGTCTAGCCCGAGCGTCATGCCATGAACGATTGTGTCGGTCAGGCCGGGCCTGCTCGACGCCGGAAGCTTGTCAATAGGGTTTTCTGGAACAACGGGCTTACCGGTGCCGTATATGGCGACATGCTGCCTAATGACACCATCCGGGTCGGCATATGATCCGCTATAGCCATCGCTTGCGGGCGCTGTTTCGGATCGAAGAAACTCGACCTTCCCATCTGCGCCACGACGCCAGCCCTGCGCTGTTTCCTGGGATGTCCATGAGGGCCCAGGCGCGGCGCTCGCCTCAAATTGATCGAAGGGGTTCGATTGTGCCGCCGGGGCTGGAGTGGCCGGTCCGTCGAACTGATCGAATGGGTTTGCCATCTAGCTCCCCAGCACAGAAGCAGACGCACCAGCGCCATATTTGGCGTCGAATTGCGCGCGAAGGTTGGGGTTTTTCTTGAGGAAGTCGATTGCAGCAGGAGGTGCAGCGTTAACCCCAGTGTGAGCCTGCAAAACCTGCGCGGCGCGCGGAGAAACATAACGCTTCTCGAAGTCGTTAAGGCCGGTTGAAGCCTCGTACTGGCGGCGCAGACCATTGAGCTGGCCACCCATGAGGCCTTGCACCTGAGTAATAGCCTGCGTGAGCTGCTGCGGAGAATTTGCGCGAGAGATGATCTGCGCCGCCTTGTCGCGATCCCCTACACCACCTCCGCCACCGATAACGGCCTTGGTGACTTCATCGGTGACGAAATTCTTGATCGCATCGAAGTTGGTCGGGATAGCGGATCCCGTAGCTGCGGCGAACGACTGAGAGATACCATTGAACAGGCGAACGTTGCCGTTTCCGAGCGCCTGGACCGCGTTGCCGAGTTGGTCCAAGTGATCCACGGCCACATTGAGCGAACGCACCTGGTCGCCCTGCTTGCCACTCCCAAACTTGACCACGGCAGCATTCTTTTCGTGATACTGCGTCGCGTCGTATTGCGGGTTAAGTTGCGACACCATCTGCATGATAGCCGCGCCCTGTGCCGACGTTGCCGCGCGCCCTGTTGGGGGCGGCATTTGATAGGACGCAATCTGTGCGGCCTGCGCCTGTAGAGCCCCCATCATGCCGCCCTGCGCGCTTCCGCCGTCCACACGCTGGATATGGAAATGCGGTCCTGTGCCCTGCCCTGCGCCCCGCCCGCTCTCCTGGATCACGCGAACATTGATGCCCTGCTGCGCATATGCTTGCTGGATAGACTGCGGCGTCTGGCCCTTGACGATGGGGACATCGATCGCATTGCCATCGAGATGTGCGCTGTTGCTGGCGAACGTCACGCCCCTATTGACCAGTGCCTGCTGTTCGGCGGGCGTGCGAACACCGCTGGTCGGCTTGACGCCGGGCGCGATCTGGCCCCAGACCTGTTCGAGCGGCACGACGTTTTGCTGTGGCGCCCCGAAGCCTCCTGCCACCGTCTGGCCCGTTTGAGGGCGAACAAGGCTTTCACCGAACTGCAAGGGTACTGGCTTGTTGAGTTCGCCCTGCTGATAAGCCGCCGTCGAATTGGCCGCGAAACGCTGCGTGTCGGCGTTCTGCTGCTGGATACCGATCTCGCGCTGTTTGTCTGCTTCCTGCATCATGCCGAGCGCGCCGATGCTCTGCCCGATCAGGCCGTTAAGGCCCGCGTCCGACAGATCGGCGCTCTGAATCATGTCAGGGGTAACGCCATGCGCCTGAAGCTGGGGAAGTAGCTTCATCGCTGCAGCCTGACGCTGATTAACCGGGACCGCCTTGAGGGACTGTGCGGCATTAGCGAGAGCAGACGAAGTTTCGGCCAACCGTGAACGGCGCATATCGTCCATGTTCTTGACGGCGGTCATCATCTGATCGCCAAGCTGAGGATCGGCGCTGTAAAGCGCAGCCCATGCGTCTGTCGGATTGACTTGCCCGGACGAGGCAGCGGCTCCAACCTGCTGTACGGCGGGATGCGAGGCATCTAGCGAGGCGGGAGAGGTTTGCTGTGGAGACGGGGCACCCGGCGCACCCTGCGGCGCGGATTGAGGTTGTGGGGCCGCTTGCGGAGCCTGCGAGGATCCAAATGCGCCAGATGCCTGGATGACCTGACCAGCCGCCTGACGAGCCGCTGCGGCGCGGTTGGCATTTGCCACCATCAGGAATGCATTGGCGCGCTGCGGATCGGTAGCCGCGAGCGTGGTTAGCGCCTGCTGGTCGTTCGGGTTGGCCTTCAGTGTCATGAAGGCATTGTCGGCCTGCTTCTGGAGGCCCAGCGCACGCCCCGTCTGAAGCGACTGCACAACGCCACCGACGATATCGGGATGCTGCTGGTTAAGCCCCCATTCCAGATCGACACCCATCAGTAGATGCCCCCTAGATTGCCGCCATACACAGAGCCGCCGCCGTAGCTACTGCCGAGCCCTTGTTTTAGCGCCAAGGCGTTGATGCCGGTGCCGATCAAGCTGTTAATATTGGCGCCCGTCGCCAATGACGCGTTACCACTGGCGGTTGCAGCGCTGTTGTTATTGGCGCTGGTCGCATTGGCGTAGTTGGTTCCAACACCCGCCAGAGCATTGGCGGCAGAAAGCCCGGTCTGTTGTTGGTTGCCGAGATAGCCGAGATAATTCCCGAATTCGCCCGATGCTAGATTTTGCCCGTATTGCTCAGCACCTTTGATCGCAGCGCCGGACTGGATGAGACCGCGCGAGGCGAGGCCGGTGTTAAGAGCCTTCATCCCCTGATCCATGCGGAACTGATAGCCGTCGCTATTCTGGAATGTGTTGAAGGCGTTGCTGGCCGCCTGACTGTCGCCGCCCAACCCGAGTAGGGCATTGATCTGACCCTGGGCCTGCGTACCGCTGTTTACGAACGGCTGAAGCGTGCCCTTGTTCGAATTATAAATTTGGAGCTGGGTTGCGTTGTTCTGATTGGCAGCGCTTTTGGCAGCATTGGCCGCGCTTTTCGCGGCGAGCATTGACGCCCCGCCGCCAATGATTGCGCCGCCGATAATTGCAGCAGGAAGAGCAGCAGGCATTCAAGCCCTCCAATCAAACAGGTCGTACGTGATCGGTCCGTCAGTGGTCTGGACGGTGTTTTGACCCGCTGGCTTTAGGCCGGCGGCAATGGTGAAGCGGCGCACGTTGACGGCCTCGGGAAGCACTCTCGTCCAGAGGTGGAGCGCGCCTTGGCTGCGCATGTAAGCAAGCGATTCCTGCGCAAGCCCGTAGGCGTTGCGTCCACGGCCCTCGGGCAGGATGAAGGTATGTATTTCGTATGTTTGGGGAGCGGTCCAGAGATAGCCAAAGCCACCACTAGGTCCGAGCAGGAAGATATTGTTGAAGTCGGTTACGTTGTCGGTCAGGTCCAGCGCCTGATCGCCAGGTCCTATGAACGGCCTGACTGTGGGGTGATTGACTAGCTCGTTGATCCTGGCGGCATCGAACGAGCGTTCTATCACGTGAACGTGCCGGTCGTGTGAAGCCTGTTGTTGATAGCATCGACAGCAGTCGCTAGCGCCTTGACCGCATTGTCTGTCGCCTGAGCCTCTGACTGGACATACGCCGCACTGACCGCCTGCCCTCCATATGGAGAGTAGGATGGTCTCGCAGCCTGCCCTTGCTTGACGTAGCGCGCATCCGCATCGGCGCGGGTCGGTATTGTAGAAGCGCTCCCAACGCCTATTCCGCGATCAGTGAATGCGTTTGGCCCGGTCTGCTCAACAAGCCCCGTACCACTCAGCGCCGCCAGATTGGTCAGAGACGTGCTGGCAGGTTGGCGTGAAGCGGCATCCGCAGCAGCAGCAGCAGCAGCATCCTGTGCCGTCGCTGCCGCCGTCACAGCCTGATCCGCCGTCTGCTTGGCAAGTGCCGCCGTAACCGTGCTGGTGATGAAATCGTTGAGTGCGCGAAGAAACTCGTTGGTCGGGCGCCCCTGGCTGTCCACAACCGGGTTGGAGCTATTAAGCCGGATCGTCATCGCGAACGGCCACCCGCAAGTTCGTTGATCCTGACACCCGAAAGCGTCCATGGAGCAGGGTCGGTCGTGCGGAACTCCAGAACAAGCCCCGGCTCGTCAACCAGTCCGCAGCGCGTCCAGAAGGAGCGCCGGCGATAATCACCCTGTCCGCCGATGGGGGCCGAGCGCCAGTTTCCGAATGTCTTCCCGGCATCGCGAGACAGCCGAAGTTCGACTACCGGGCTCGACCCCTGCCCGGTCAGGGACGGGGTTTGACCGGGTGAGATGTCCACATGCACGCTGTTGAGTAGCTGAGGCTTCCCCGTCAGATGGATGATGGCCGAGGAAATGCGCTCGATGGCATCGGTGCCATCTAAAAGCTGATCCTGTTCGAGCGTCCAAATCGTACCGTTAGTGTCGTCGCCGGCATAAACCGTAGAGCCGACCATGCACCCCAGATGAGCGCGCCAGCCTGCGCGATTCCAACTCTTGAACTCAGCCCACTGCTGGGTAGCCACATCATAAGCGAAGGAGCCCTGATCCGTATTGACCACCAGAAATTCATGGCCGTTCCATTTGAAGGTCCAGACATGTATTTCGCTGTCAGCAGAGGCTGCGAGCCGCTCCTCCACGCCATAGTCAGAAATGCGCTGGGGAACAGGACCACCCCGATAGACGATCTTGTCCTGACCGACCCACGCGGCAGTGTTGTCGAAATTGACCATGCTATCGCGGTTGATGACACCGCGATCATAAACCCGACCCTCTACCCTCTCAAAGGGAGCGTCGGCATTGCCGGTCGAAACCCAGAACTCCCAGCTATTCTCGCCGCCCATCCATATTTCATCACCGACCACGATGATACCAACGAGATTGTCAGGCTTTCTCTCTGCTGACGCGAACGACAGGCTATCCCATGTTGATCCGTCTAGAACTGCTGACCAGTAGAATTTCTCTGTGCCAGTGCGGGCTACAATGAACAGTCCAGCAAAATAAACTACGCTATTTTCGCCAGCATTATCTGGAAATGAGACAGTCGCAATATTAGTTCCATCGTAGCGATACATAGAAGCGCCGGTCGCAACCAACAACTCTAGTTCACTACTAGCCATGCTGACGCGCGAGGCTGTCGAAAGTGGCCCTACCAGCGATCCTTGCCGATATAGCCCACCGCCAGCTACGGCGAACAGATCGCCATTGAACGAACCGGGTTGCGCATAGACCCCGTACACCGGACCCGATGCCAGACTGTAAGCCTCCGCCAGACCCGGACGACCGATCAGGCGAAAGCTCTTGTCCGAACCGATCTCGGCATATTGATTGACCAGGCGCGTCTCGCTGAACTGGCCGACATTCCTTCGATATGCGTTGAAGCCGAAGGGTATGGCGACCACTACAGATACTCGACCGGCGTCGGATCTTGGGTCGATCCGTATTTGAGGGAAAGCATTGTGCGAAACTGAGACGATAGGCGCGCCACGTTAGGCTGCACTGCCATGTTGAAGTCGCCCGCAAGTTCGAATGCCACGCATCCCATCAAGCCACGCTCTCCGCGCTCAGACAGGGGGCATTCGTCGTCAAGGCCAAGATTGTTGATGGTGACCCATCCGTTGCGGTCATAGAGATAATCCGTGGCGGCGCCATCTTGCGACACCTCGATCAACGCGAGGTCGCGCGGTGTGCGCTGCGGCACCGATCCGCAGAAGCCGTAGGGCCAGGACGATTCATTGTTGATGATTGTCGGGACAGTGACGGTAACGCCGGTTGCGGCGGTCACGCGCTCACCTTCTTTTGCCGTGTAGTCGGCGGTCACGTAAATATCGCGGAGCCGTCCAAACATTCCGGAGTTGACCCAAGCAAGAAACATGCTTTGCAGGGCGGACATGCCAGTCTGCACATCGTCATCGCTTGGGTCTTCCCCACCCGCATAGGCCCCGAGAAGCTGCAAGCCTCCGGTCACGATTTTGCGACAGGTTGCCATACAGCCTCCCGAGGTCGTTAGAGGGTTACGAGGTCTGCGAGTCCTCGACCACGTAGAGCAGGCACAGTTCGACGTTGCCGGCGACGCCAGTTGCGGCGTTGGCCTGAGCCGTGCCGGTAACGCGCGTCTTCGACGTGAACTGATAGCCCAGGCCGTTTGCCGCGCTCTCAACAGCCGCCGTGCCCGCCTGAGCGACGGTGGAGGCCGAGAAGAAGCGCGTGGCCGAGCCCGCATCACCGATATTGAGAGTGATGGTAGGCGAGCCGTTCGTGTCCATGTCGTCCGACTTCAGATAGCCACCGACCACGACAGCATTTGCGGGCATGTCGAAGAAGTTGAGCGTATCCGAGGTGGTCGGGGCGGCGGTGCACGCGACTACGGCGCGAGCCGTCTGCACATTGCGGCGGAAGCCGTGATATGCGGTCGGACGCTTGTTCGCGATGTGCGTGGAGGTGTAAGTAGCCATTGCTCAGGTCTCCTTACGAGTCAGCCGCAGCGCCAACGAGGACCGTCACAATGCCGTTCTGCACGCCATTGTAATTGATCTTCTTGACACCCAGCAATTCTTCGATCGCGACACCCGGACGGAAGCCGTAATCCTTGATGTAGTCCGTGCGCGGGGTCGGTTCCTGGCCCCAGGCAATGCCGACCGCACCCGAACCGCACAGGAACACCGGACGAACGTCAGCCGACGAGCCACCGATGCCGTTGAAACCGGCAGTCGCGCAGTAATCGTCGATTTCCGGGACTTCGCGGTGAAGGACGCCATCATAGAACAGGTCGCCGTCCTGGAAGATCGGGTTGTTCTTCCAGCCGTCATCCTCGCGAGCGCGAGCCGACGTGTTGGCGGTCTGCATGGTGGTGTCCGCCTTCAGGTCGCGGAACGAACGGGCGCCATGGAACGCCACGTAGAATTCGCGGCCCTCCATGCTGTCCACGCGCCACGGACGAATGCGGGGATTGGCCGCCTTCGCCAGACGTTTGCCGAGCCCGAAGATGGCAGCACTTGCCTTCATCGAAGCAGTGACGTTGGTCGCCGCAGTCGAGAAGGTGGCGTTGTAGTTCGAAAGGGCGTTGCCGAACAGGATGCGGTCAGAGT